TAGTATTATGTCTGATAATGATAAAAAGGAACAGGAACTGGTCAATAGGGTAAAGACTATTGACTGGTCAGAATATATAGATTATGGCTCGGTGAAGGTGCAGGTCAGACAGGGCAAGGTGGCAGTGATAACAGTAGAGAGAACACACCGAGAGGATTAAAAAGGAGGAACCTGATAATCCTGGTGAGTATTTAAAGTACCTCCAGCGACACCAGAATTGCAGTCAATGGTCTAGCACCTGACAATTAAATAACATAGCCACCTCGTAGAGAATAGAGTATCTGCGAGCAACAGGGGGAGCAATAGTCTCCCCCCGTTTAATTAACAGAATATAGGATTAGTCAAATGGAAGAACCAACTGGCGAAAGCTGGTTGGTTCTTTTCTATTTTAGGAGGTAATCATGCCGTATACAGTAGAAAATCCCCCAGAAGCGATTGAGAAACTACCAAAGCACGCTATTGAAATATGGGTTTCTGCCTTCAATGCTGCCTTTAAGCAGTATAAGGGTGATGAAGGTAAATCAGCAGGGACAGCATGGGCAGCCGTCAAAATGAAGTATAAGCAAGTAGACGGCAAGTGGGTATCCAAAGAGGCCGTTCACCCTCATGGAGAACACATGTGCTACTGCCCTGATTGTGAGGCTGAGATTGAGGTCGCTGCGGACGTGAAGTGCAATACCCAGGAGTGTCCTGAATGTGGCACGCAGATGAGGGCTAAGGATACCGGGGAACGGAGGGAGTCAATGAGTGATGAAGACAAGAGAGAGGCCTTGAAATCAGCTCTCTCTTCATATTACGGGATTGACACTGAAGCGACTCCCAAACCTAGTGCGATTGTGGTTGAAGAGGTATTTGATGATGCTGTTATCTACAACATAGACGGTCAGTCATACCGCGTAGGATTTGAACTAGGCGAAGATGGTAGCCCTACCCTCGGTGAGCCTGAAAAGGTAGTACGCCAGACAGTCTATAAGCCTATGGAGTCCCTGAGAACTAGGTACGCCGAGTTTATTCTGGAGACTGGCAGACGCAATGCTAATCTGGATGCTGCCCGTATCAAGAAGATAGTGGAACTCTGCCAGGAGCTATTGTCCTCCGAGGAAGAGCCTGACGAGAAGAAAACAAAGGAGGCACTAAAACAAGTCAACGCTGCTCTGAAGTGGCTGAAGGAGCAGGATGCCATGAAGACGGAGGACGGTGAGAAGTACCCCGCATCTGCATTTGCTTATGTACCGGATAGTGATAAGCCGTCTACTTGGACGCTGAGATTGTGGCAGGATTCAACCCACAAGGTAACCAGACCACAGCTCGGACGTGTCGCTGCCGCCCTGAGTCCCGGCGGTTTCAGGGGTCAGAAGGTGGACATACCCTCCGAGGCTTTATCGGAGGTAAAGCGGAGGATAAGGTCGGAATACAGCAAGCTCGGTGTAGACCCTGAAGATATGTCGCCGTGGGTAAGGGAAACCGAGACGCGGGAGATAGCATATAACTATATTCCACTCACTGAGGCGAAGCTGGATAAGGGCAGAGCACACGTAATAATTATCAAGGCTGGTTTCAATGCCGATAAATCACGATATTATCCTGCCGAGATGCTAAAGCGGGATTACAAGATATTCGAGGGTGTGAAGATGTATGCCGATCACCCGACAGAGACAGAGGATAAAGACCGCCCTGAGAGGTCAATAAAAGACTGGGCTGCAACACTAAGTAATGTAACATGCGATGAGTCTGCCACAGTTGAGGGTGATTCAGACATTATCGAATCATGGTTGATGCAGAAGTTATCATTGCTGCGAGATAAAGGGAAGCTCTCTGAAATGGGCATCTCAATCAATGCAGTAGGTGTTGCTTCTAAAGCTACCATTGATAGTGTCGAGACGCTTGTGATAGAGAAGCTGGAAGCTGCTAGGTCAGTTGACTTTGTGACTGAACCTGGAGCCGGCGGGATTGTCACATTCTACGAGTCAGACAGGAATCGCAATATCGACCTGATTGAGCTGGCAGCCCTAAAGGAGAAGCGACCTGACCTAGTAAAAGCTATTGAGGCTGAGGTCAGGGAAATAGTGAAACAGGAGGTTAAAAAGATGAGTGAGCAGGAAGAAAAAATCACTGAACTGGAGGGTCAGGTAGAAACGCTCACTACTGAGCGGGATGACCTGAAGAACCAGATTACCGAGGCAGAGAAGGCGAAGGCAAAGGCTGAGGCACAAGCCACCATCAAGGAGGCTGTAGATGAGGCCGAGCTACCCGATGCTGCCAAGGAACGCATCAAAAAGAGATTCGAGGAAGCCGAGTCCGCAGACGGGATAGAGGAGGCGATACAGACCGAGAAGGAATATATCGCTGCACTAACCGAATCGGGCAAGGTCAAGAACTTGGGGCCTTCCAAAGAAGCCACAGAAAAAGACACAGAAGCCCTCAAGGAATCTCTCAAGAGAGCAAACCCCGACTGGTCAGAGGAAACACTTGAAATCGCAGTCCGGGGATAGGAAAAAAAACTAACAGGAGGTAAATACAATGCCTAGTTTTGGAGTTTATCCAATAGCAGATGCAAAAACTGCTGGAGATGAGATTTCGTCTACCTATGAGGGTAGACACGTTACATTTGCAGCCAGTGAATTGACCCACGCTGGTGGAGTAGTTACTAAGGGTCTCCCCGTTGTATGTGGGGGAATAGTGGGGATTGCACTTAAAACCGAGGTGGCTGGAACTGACCTCATCGCCGTTGACACCGAGGGGATATGGGTTGTTGATGTTGCCGCTGTCGACGATGCTGGCAACAGCGCCGTAGCTGGTGGAGACTTGCTCTACATAAATACCACTACCTGCGTTGTGAGCAAGATATCCAGCGTGGAAACCCAGATACCGTTCGGTTATGCCCTTGGTATCGTGGGAGCGGGACTCACCGAAACGATAGCCGTTAAGGTGCATTTCGACCCCTGCGAGGCTGAGGCTGACCAGGTATTTGCAAAGGAAATCACCTTCGTCGAGGAAGGTGCTGGAGTTTATACCGGTTCGGTAAATCTTCCCGCTGGTGCGACTTTGGTTGACATCATTGTCCATGCTGTGGCTCTTTGGGATGCTGGAACGAGTGCGGCTCTAATCGTGGGTGATGTTGCTGACCCTAATGGATTCTACGATGCCGTAAACCTTAAAGCCACCGACTTACTCGCTGGCGAGTCCATAAGTTTCAGCCATGCTGGTGGTAAGCAGGGAGCAGACCTAGATGTTGCCGATGGTCATGTTAGGCGGCGCTACCTACCTGGAGCAAGGGTTGTCACAGGTGAGGTAACTTCCGTTGGTGCAGGAACAGCAGGCCGAACCCGCATAACTGTTCTCTATTCCAAACCCACCACATCAGTATTAGCAACATTCGTATAACCTGAAGCCCGATTCAAAAGCCAAAAAGGAAGCCAAGGCGACCTAAAGGCGAATAGGACAAGGCAATCACTCCAACCCTGCCAAGAGCAGGCTTTTTTATTACCCAAAATAAACACAGGAGGTTAATCCAAAATGGAAGAGATAACACTTTTCGAAGAAGGCCTGGACAGTGTTGCAGGCTTCTTTTCTAACCGTGAAAGGGGAATAACAATCCCGATTGCCAAAATCACCGAGGCTAATGACCTCATCTATAACGGCGTATACAAGGGCAGACAGCTTCGACCACATGAAAGGGAGTTCCTGATTCGTGAGGCAATCACTACCTCCAGCTTCCCCTATCTGTTCGGTGATGTACTGGACAGACAGGTGCTTGCCAACTATAAGGCTGTTGACCCAGTGTGGAAGGCAATTGTCAAGATGTCCACTGTCAGAGACTTCAAGACGGCTTACCGCTTCGCTATTACCGGTGGCGACCAGTATCTAGCTGAAGTGGCGGAGAAGGGCGAATACCTGGCAAGTGAGCGGACTGAAGGCAAGTACGAGCTGGCTGTCAAGAAATATGGCCGTCAGTTCGATATATCCTGGGAGACACTGATTAATGATGACCTTGGTGCCCTCACGGATACCCCGCAACGGTTCGCTATGGCTGCGGTCCGTACCGAGCACCGGATAGTTACCGGTCTGTATGCCAGAAACGCCGTAATGTATACGGCTGCTCACGCTAACATGGTAGCCACTGCCCTGAGTATTGCTGCTCTGGAGACGGGGATAGAGGCTATGTTGGCTCAGGTTGATGCCAATGGCGAGCCAATCAAGAATGACCCCAAATACCTCGTTGTACCACCGGGTCTCAAGATGACAGCCCTGCAAATCCTGACATCAACAGGGAAGACGTGGGTAAG